ACCTTGACCCCGTCAGCATCCCCACCATTTGCCGGGGCCACACAGGTGGCGTCAAGCTGGGCCAGACCGCCACCATAGAGCAATGCGACGACATGACAGTACAAGACTTGCTCAAGGCCAAAGCATCAATGGAAAGCTGCTTGAAAGTGCCGCTCAATGACAACCAGCGCGCCGCCTTCACGTCATTTGTATTTAACGTGGGACCAGGTCGCAAAGGCATTAAGGACGGTTTCTGCGTGCTGGAATCTGGCAAGCCATCTACCATGATTACCTTGCTCAACAAAGGCGACTACACCGGCGCATGCAATCAAATGCAGTTCTGGAACAAAGCTGGTGGCGTGGTGTATGCAGGCCTGACCAAGCGCCGCGCCGCAGAGCGTGAACTCTGTCTCAAACCCGCATAGGTGAACGAATGCTCAACATCATCAAAGCACTGGACCCACGCCCATGGATTGCCCTGGCATTTGCCGCCGCCGTCCTGTTCTGTGTCGTCAAATACAAAGACGCCATACACCAGGTAGATAAACTCACCGCCCAGATTGAAAAGGACAAAGCAGAAGCCACAGCCACCGCACGCGAAAACGAAAAGCTCATGTCCCACAGCCTGGCCGCCATTGCCACCACCCATCAAAAGGAAATGCAAGATGAAAAAGACAAACGCGACAAGTTTATTGCTGACGTGCGCACTGGTGCTGTGCGCCTGTCAATCCCCGTCAAAGCTTGCAGCGCCCGTACCGGCACAAATACCGCCACTGGACCCGGCAATAGCCCAGAAACGCGAGCCGAACTTACGCCAGAGGCTGGAGCAGCTCTTGCAGCCGTCGCCGCAGACGGTGACGACGCCATCAGGCAATTAAACGCCTGTATAGACAGCTACCAGGCAATCAGGACCATTACCAACCATGTACAAACCAAATAGCCTGCGCGCCCACCTGACAGCCGCTTTACCGGATCTGCAGCGCAATCCAGACAAGCTGCTGGTGTTTGCAGACAAAGGCTGCTTGCGCACTACGCGCACAGCCTCACGGTCTTTTGAATATGCCTATGTCTTGAATGTCATTGTGACCGACTACGGCGGCGAAGAAGACGCGCTTATGGTTCCCTTGCTGGACTGGGTGGCAGTGCACCAGGCAGACTTGCTGGGCAATGAAGACAAAAGCAATAAGGGCATACGTTTTATCGTTGACTTCAATAATCATGATAGCGTTGATATCAGCCTGGAGCTGGACATTACCGAACGCGTCATCATCAAGCAAACCGGCAACAAGCTTGATATCACCCACGCTGGCGAGATAGCCGCCACGCCAGACTATGCCGCGCCATTCTGGCAGCTCTACGACGGCGACAACCTGCTTGCAGAATGGCAGACACTCAACCCAGCGCAAGACAATGGCTGACGATCTCAAGGCGCTAGAACATTGGGCAAGCGTCCTGCTTGCCCAGCTCGATCCGTCCAACCGGCGCAAAGTCAGTTTGAAAGTGGCGCAGGATTTACGACGCTCACAGCAACAGCGCATCAAAGCGCAATTGACGCCGGAAGGTTTCCAATACACGCCCAGGAAGCCGCGCAAGGACTTGCGCAATAAGAAAGACCGAATAAAAAAGCAGAAGGCCGCCATGTTCACCAAGCTGCGTAACAATACAAATCTGAAAGTAAAAGCAGACGGCAATGAAATTGCTGTGGGTTTCTTTGGCCGCGTAGCCCGTATTGCGCGAGTTCACCAGTTTGGCTTAAATGATCGAGTTGCCAAAGATGGTCCAGAGGTCAGATATGCAGAACGTCGCTTGCTGGGTTTCAGTGTTACAGATAGAGAATTGATACATGATTCCCTGCTGAAACACATCAAGCAATAGCAGAAGAATAATTATGTGCATTCTCTTTCAATTATTGCTACAGTAGCATCTCATGCAAAATTAATTAGGGGGAAAAATGACGGTTAAACTTATTAAATGCAATCTTTGCAAGGTGGAATTCGAATATAGCGCGACAGTCTGCAAAGGGTGCGGCGGCGATATAGTCTATGGTCCAACTACCACCGAGATTGGCGACGCCCGAAAACTTGGTTTCTTCCTGTTTGCAATACCTGTTTTTGTCCTTATCTATTTTGTACCACTGATGGTCCGCAATTATGTAGAAATACCGGCAAGTCTTGGGATGGGGTATTGGGGCATGTTATTTGTGATTTCCATCGGAATGTGTGGCGGCCTGATTTTTAACGGGAAAGTCCACGAAAAAAAAGCGCATTTAATCAGAACTTTCAAGCGCGAATATTGATTCAAGATCACAGACACCAACTCGTACACTAAATTCAACCATGTCTTCATCTACACAAAAATACTATCGTATAAGCCTGGACATTACAAGACGGTATCAATTTGAGGTGCCAGCAGAAAGCGAAGAGGAAGCAAGAAAAATTGCCATTGCCAGACAGATGACTACAAGCAATATCCCGTCTGAAGTGGGAAGAATAATTTCAAGCATAAAGCTGGAAGCCGAAACAGAGTTTAAAGAGAGTTCGAGAGTAAAACATTTCATTTTTGGCGCTGGAACCATTAAGGCAATAAATAGAACGCAATCTGCAGGAGGCCCAGGATTTTCGGCAAAAACTCTGTTTGATACTGGCGATGAAAAAGATGTTCACTACTCTTCAATGACTCAAGATAAATTTTATCTGTTAGATTGAATAATAAAGCAGGTCAATCAGTTTGCAATTGACCTGCTTTCACCTACCAATTCCGTATTATCAATTCAGCCGTTTTATTCTTTGACCGCCCATTTCCCCCAATGGTGTAAGTAATATCAACTGTACTCACATTCAGCCCTGAATAAATTTCTCGCATCTCAGGCAAATCATTAACGCTAATCAGCATCTTGCCCTTGATGGACTTTGCCAGCCGGGCCATTTCCTCAAATTGATCTAAGCCGAATTTGACGCCATAATCAGCCGTCTTATGGTACGGTGGATCACAATAAAACAGCGTATGCTGCTTGTCATAGCGCCTTACGCAATCTTGCCAGGGCAAGTTTTCAATCACGGTATAGATCAAGCGCGATTGTGCCGCCTCAAAGTCTTCCATAAATTGCCGCTTGTTCAGACGCGGGCCGCGATCAGTCATTGTTCCAAAATGCTGACCAGTCACCTTGCCGCCGAAAGCAGTTTTTTGCAGATAGTAAAAACGGGCGGCGCGCTGTATGTCCGTCAAATGTTCAAGCGGCTGGCTCTGGTATAACTGGAACTGGCGACGACCAACTGGCATCAAGTTGATTTCTTCAGCCAGGGCATCACGGTGGTATTTCACGACACGGTACAGGTTCATTAATTCGCCGTTGATGTCGTTGATAATTTCAGACTTGGCGGGCTTCTTCATAAAGAATAATGCCGCCGCACCGCTAAAGGGTTCTACATAGCAGGTATGCTCAGGGAACAGGGGCAGGATGTGTTTTGCCAGACGGCGTTTGCCGCCCATCCATGGTACGAGTGGTTTGCTCAATATGGGCTCCGGTATTAGATGTGGAGCGCGTGGCCCTCAATAAATTCATGGTTTTGCAACGTGGGCATTTGATGGCGAGGGCGACAAATTCACCCTCGCCAAGTTTGCGGGAACAAGACCCACAGCGGATAGTCTGCATTTTAAAATCACTCAAAACATGATAGCCTTGGCGCGCCTGTGCACAGGTGACGCGGTCATCGGCCAATCTGGCAGCCCTATCTGCTGGTGCGGTGGCGTACTGAATGTTGACGCATTCGGTACGTCGCCGCGTCCTAATAGGAATATCTCATACCACGCGCACGCGAGGGCTAATTCATAGGTTGATAAGCCGCATAGCAACCCCGCGCCGCGTGACCATTTCATGCTGACACGTCACCATAGTCAGCATGAAATTTAATCTCGCTGACCTCTCTCGCCGCCTAGAAAACTTAGTCCGCTTTGGCACTATTGCCGAGGTCAAGCACGGCCGCGTACCGCAAGTGCGCCTGCAAATTGGCGACATTAAAACCGGCTTCTTGCCCATGGCGACGGCACGCGCTGGCAAAACAAAGACATGGAACCCGCCCACCGTTGGCGAGCAATGCGTTTTGCTTTCACCCTCTGGTGAATTTGCGGGCGGTGTGGTTTTGCCAGGCATTGCCAGCAACCACAACCCCGCACCAGACACCAACCCAGACAACACCCGCACCGAATACCCAGACGGAGCGAGGGCTGACTACAACCACGCAGAACATCACTACATCATCACTTTGCCAGCAGAGGGCAAGTTTAGTTTTGTCGTTGGTGCGACCACGTTGGAACTGCGTAACGACGGCGTGACACTGCGCACGCCTAAATTCGAGGGCGTCAAATCATGAGCCACGGTATCGCTGTTAAGACTCTTGACCGTGCAGGCGGCCCGCATCGAGCTGGGGGGCAAGACTTCTTTGCTGTTGATGGTGCGCTGGTCGTGGTGCTGGGTGACAGCATTACCCCGCATGGCCCGGTACCGCATGCCAGTCCAGTGATGGCGCAGGGTTCTG